GTGTGTATCATTTTAGCTTGTGTCATAGGTTTTCTTGTGACACGTAGCCAACTTGTCTACACCCTTTCTAATGCGGCTTTGCCCGTTCCTGTTGATGCAGCTGCCAGATGATCTGGCCACTCAACTAAGGGGAGAGTAGGCATGTGGTATATAATTCTCGTAATTTTATTTTACGAAGATTACTGCCTCCTGCCGTGCCCTTCCCCAACATTGAGTGTCTGTTCCATCGTTCCCTTCGAGAGCGGTGGGGGTTATCTTGACTAGATACCCTTATCCCTACTCTCTTCCGGCCTCGGTGGTTAAACTTCGCTCGGCGTTGCAGAGCGCCGCAGATGTGACAAAGACCCTTGCTGCTAGATATGGGTTGTATTACACGTTTGAAATCCGTAACAAGCGTAATGTCCTTATTTATAAATCGGATGAAGTCTCTGACCATGTCAGACTTTTCAAACCGATTTATTTTAGGGCTTTGCGAATTGCCAAAGGTTTCTCGTGCCGTATAACTTACGTCCAGTACAATGGTTCTCCGTCGCCTCTGAGTTGGTCTGTGCCGTTTAAATATACCTCTCATCGAGGTGTGTTTCAACTCGTGCACACCAAAAGCACGATTGCAAAGTTACTACGCAATCGGACGCCACGGTTACGTCTCCGTAACCGTGCCAGTAGATGGTGGTTTACTGCTCCTTCTGTTCGTCCCAGTCCTGAGGTCGTGAATGGTACTGTCCCCTACATGGTCATTAGTAATGGTGTCCTTACGACAAATACTGTCGAAAGCTACCAAACTTTTGGTCGTGTGTGGACCGGATCAAACACTCCTCATTTCGGTTCGATAAAGAAGCGTAACCTTCCAATGAGAAATCATTTCTCACGGCATAGCCGGACGTTGGATTTGGGACTTGAGGTTTCTCACTTCGATTCGAACAGCGGCCCTCCTGGGCCGTTCGATCCGGATTTTGTGATAACTATTCGGTCCTTCACCAGCCAATTCGGCCTTTCCTATACTGGTACCGTACCTTCTGCACCTTCGCACTCTGCGTTGGCGCGGAATAAAGCCATAAAGAAGTTGGTCGACGTTATGGGCACGGGCCTTGACGCAAATCTTGCTCAAGACCTAGTCCAGTTTCGCCAGACCGCTAAAACTATCTCTGATAGTGTTAGCCGTATAGCCGGCGGTCTTATTTCCCTTAAAAAAGGCAATATACCTAAGGCTATTAAACAACTTTGGGGCTCAAGTCAACCTCGATTCGATAAGAGCCGACGACCAAAACCGGGTGGTTCGCTTGCCAATAATTGGCTCGCTCTCCAATACGGTTGGAAGCCGCTTCTTAACGATATCGATGGCACTTGTCGTTCTTTGGCTGAATATTTCCAGTCAAATGACGCGGTACGTAGCGTGCGGTCTTCTGCTACAGTTACTGATTTCACTCGCTCCAACCTTACGCTTCCTAACGGCACAATTGTCGGCAGCGCTTCTCAGCGTTTGACGACAACTTGTAAGTTCGTTATCAGGTATAAGGTTGACAGTGCTCTGAAGTCGTTTCTTGCACAGACCGGGTTTACAAATCCCGTGAATCTCGCATGGGAAGTTCTTCCGTTCTCATTCGTTGCTGACTGGTTTCTGCCAATCGGTCCGTACGTTGAAACCCTTTCATCTTTTGATGGGCTCCAATTTATGGACGGCTGTCAGACCCAGCACACGCGTGCGAACTACCTTCGGAGCTTGGCTTATTCTGGTGCTCCCGTATTTCCGTGGTACTATGAAGAGTATTTTGGTGGGTGGCAGAGGGAGACTCTGTTGTTGAACCGTGATGTCCTGTTGGACTTCCCGAATTCAACATTTCCAGAGTTTAAATCTCCTTTTGATGCCCATGGCCAACATATTCTAAACGGTCTCGCGTTAATCCGGGCTGTGACAAAATAAGCCTCGAGGTAGCTCTTAACCGTACTTCTCAGGAGTAGAAACACATGTCCGCTATTGCGAACATTCTTACCTCCGGTATAGCAGACTCAGCGTCTTTGAAGACGACGTCTGCAACCATCGGGTATGATAAAACGTGGGTCCCTCAAGGATTTATCCTTCCGGGTGTCGCGAAATGGGTTGACCGCTCGGGAGGAATCCCGATTGGTTATCCCTCGTTAACTGTGTCCAACCGTTTGCCTACTAAGGCATCACGGCTGTTCAAGGTTACCGTAAAGCTTACCCTCCCGACCTTGGAACAGACATCGGCTTCGACAGCTTCCGGTATTCAACCGGCGCCTACGAAAGCTTACGACTGTTCTGCGATCATGGAGTTTCTGTTACCAGAACGTAGCACTTCGGCAGAGCGCTTGGCGCTCTACTGTCATGTTATGTCCCTGTTCGCGACGACAATTTCTGCCAGCGATGGTGCACCCACTGATGCAACGGGTACTCCTATGGCTGGTTTGATTGTCAATCTCGATCAGCCTTACTAGCGTAAAGCTAGTCTGGCTGTAACAGTACTTCTGGAGGGTGCCATGTCTTATAATAAGTATGGCTCTAAGTTCCTTAACGGGCTTAGACAATTTCGCGTTTCACCGGATTGCGAAATCCGAGCAATTGAAAGTTATCTTTCATCATTGGATAGCCCTAGGGCTCTTGCAGTTTGGCTCTTGTTCCGAGAATCGGAACACGACCAACTGGTTGAGCTCCAGTGCGACCCTCTACATTATAATGATGTAGACTCTTTCCGCAGATCTTACGCTGCCACAAAGTTTTTGTCGAAATTCAAGGGGTTATCCCTCGATTACGACTTGGACGATGTAGCGCTTAAGAAGTTCTCTGAATTTGAGGACGTTTGCAGAAAGACGAATCGTCGTTTTAGGGATCTTGGAGTTGACCCGTTATTCCGCGGTTCAACCGTACGACTGCATAACGCTGTCGTACGAAAAATTTCCAGAATCCTTGGCGATTTTTCGGCAGAAGATTTCTTTCTAGATGCTAACTGGGGCCCTGGCGCTTCTACTCTGATAAAGAGGAAAAGTGCTAGCTCGGTTAATAAATTCCAGTGCGAAACTGGGATAACGCGTGATCTGTACTCCTTGTTACCCTCCGGCACCTTTGAGTTAGTATATCCTCATTGGGGTCGGCATCTTGATGAATCGGGTTTTCCCCGGTTCCAAGTTGGTAACAAGGTTGTCACCGTACCGAAGGACGCTTCTACGAATCGAGTTATTGCCATTGAACCCGGAATCAATCTTTGGTTCCAAAAGTCCGTTGGTGATATCATGAGACGTAAGCTTCTTAAGGTTGGTGTTGATCTGCGTAATCAGTCTGTGAATCAGGTCCTTTCTCGCCAGGGAAGTGTTTCTGGCGCGTTAGCTACTGTTGATTTGCGGTCTGCTAGTGATTCGATTGCCCTAGCCGTCGTGGAGGAATTACTTCCCCCAAGGTGGTTTTCGGTTCTCGATTCTTGCAGGTCTCACTACGGTACTCTGAAGGGTGAGCTGGTTAAGTGGAACAAGTTTTCCAGTATGGGAAACGGATTCACTTTTCCTCTTCAGTCGCTTATTTTCTACGCAATTGCAAAATGTTGCGCAGAAGACACAAACACCGACCTTCCGGTCAGTGTCTATGGCGACGACGTCATACTACCGACGTCTTCCTTCGAGTTGTTCCGGCAAATGCTTGATTTCTACGGCTTTAGCGTTAATCCGAAGAAGACTTACGTCTCTTCATATTTCCGCGAGAGCTGTGGGGCACATTGGTTTGCCGGTTGTGACGTTAAGCCAGTTTATCTGAAAGATAAACTATCCTCTATCTGTGCGATTTATCGCCTGGCAAATGCAGTTCGCCGCTTTGCACACCGGTCAATGAATTCTATTGGCTGTTGTGCTTCACAGCGTCCTGTCTTTGATCTCCTTGTGTCGATGGTTCCAAAGGTTTTCCGCCTTCGGATTCCAGAGACGCTTGGAGACGGCGGCTTCATCTCGAACTTCGATGAGGCCGCTCCCAGTCGCGCAAGACATGGTATCGAAGGATACTATGTCAAACACGTGACAGAACGTAGTTCTTACTACGTTGAGGAACGACAAGGATATTTACTATCCAAGTTGTGGCACTTGTCACAACGAGTTCGTGGGGATGGTATGATTCTATATACTTCCCCACAATACTCGCAATCGTTACCGACTAGGCTCCAAGCGATTGGTTTTCTGACTGAGCTGGATTCTACAGGGGATGGCGCTAACCGCGTCGTCTCCCATAGGACATCTCTGTCATTGGCCAATAGCCTAGTTCCACGGTGGTACGATCTGGGTCCCTGGATAGGTTAGTCACCTACTAGGTTCCTTTTCCCATTTCTGGGTGGAGGGGTTTCCCCTTAAATTGATATAAGC